CCTTTATAAACACCTGCGGTCAAACCTGTCACGGTCAATATCGTTCCTGTTCCGTTTTCAAGTCTTATAGTGTTGGCTCCTTCTGCAGAGTCACCATAATTTGTACCGTTGTGATATATTTCAACTTTACCTGTTGTAGAATCAACTGCGGCAGTTACTCCTTCAATACTTGCGTTGTTGATTGAAGTAGCCAAAGCGGCAAACGTTGTACCTGATAAAGTTACTGTTGCATCATTTATTTTGATTGTGTTTCCGTTGACTAAAGTACCTGAAGTTGCTGTACCTTCAATTGTTGGCCAACTAGTGTGCCAACTTGTTGAACCTACTTGTACCCAACTACCTGTGTCGTTTTTGTAATAGATCGGATTTGTAACAGCAGTTGTGTTAATAGCATACTGACCGTTTGATCCATAACTTGTTTTTGGAACACCTGTTGATACATTTCCTACAAGGTTAGTAACTGATGTAATAAGTTTAGGTGTTATTGCTGTAAATGATTGATTTGTTTTTGACCACTCAAATAATCCAATAGTTGAACTAGACAAGTCAAACCAGTATGTGCCATCGTTTGGTGCTGAAGTTGGTGCTGAAGTTGATCCAACTAATTCGGTCATGTTTACATTGGCTCTCAAAATAAATGCTTTGTTGGCAACCCCAAGGAATGAGTAAGCCGCTTGTAAACCATATTCGTTTAGTTCGTAACCGTTAATTGCACCACCTGATGCATCCGTATAAAATTTTGGATCACCAAATGTTTCTGTTAATTCTCTTTGTGATGATATCAAGAAAGCCTGATTAGCGTTTGCTGTCTGTGTGCCAGACGCTGTGCCGTCACCTGCTCCGTTTTGTTTGTCTTGACCAGATGCTATTATAATAAGTGGAGTTGTACCTGCATCCGATGGTACGTAGAAACTTTCATCTATTACTGAAACGTTTACTCCTGGACTAGTTAATGTTGCCATATTTTTTGTTCTCCTTGCAAGGTTCGTTATTGCTATTTATAGTGAATACGGTAAAATACGTCATAACTGTGGCTATTTTAGGTACCTATATAGGGCACGTAAATACAACTAATGAAAAGACCTTTATGCAAAACCTGTAGAAACAAGCCTAGAGCGTATGCCTATAAAAAAGGCAAAACTATCTATTGGCGAAGCCAATGTGATACATGCATTAGAAAGAAAAACAAACTCAAAACAGGTTATGCGGCCAAATGGTACAAAGCCGGATATAGAAAGAAAAAAAGATGTGAATTGTGCGGCTTTAAACAAGCATCATCTGCACAAATGGATGTTTATCATGTTGATGGCAACAGAGCAAACATATCTGCTTACAATCTCAAAACAATTTGTGCAAACTGTCAGCGTTTAAAATCTACGCAGAATCTCGGTTGGTCTCTTGGTGATTTGGAAGTAGATGATTAGTCATATCATAGATCTGTTTGTGTAGAGATTCGATTGTGTCTGTGTTTTCCAGCACATAATCATAGTCACAGCCAATCCAATCCCATTCGGATCTATGAGCACCTGAATCTATCATTTGTTGTTTGTTAGGCATAGTTGTACGTTTCACCAACACAATTTTACCGCCTTGTGCTCTAATCTGTTTTATTTCGTTTACAAATCTTGTATCTGATATCACAGTGTTTTTGCCAGCATATCTTGCCATACAGGAGTCGACCCAAATACTATCAAGCATATTACCTCTACAGACTTCTGTACCAAAATATTGAAGTACCCATCTTGGAGTTGTGGGTTTTCCGAATTTATTACTCCAAAATTTATCAGGCTGTTCTCTCCATGCTCTCGATTCTTTAGTGTCGCCTTCTAGCATTTCTCTACTCCAACCAAATATGTTTGAAACAGCATCTTTTAAACTTTTTGCAAATGAATCCTGAATAAAGCCATGGTGAGACACCAGCCTATTGGCCACTGTGTCTTTGCCAGAGCCTATTAATCCTACTAAACCTATCAACATAAGTTTTAGTATATTAACAGTTTTTTATTCTTTTTTCAAGTTCTTTCTTGATTTCTCTTACAGCATTTAACATATGATATGTTATACTCCAATTGGGTCCTGCTTTTAATAGGATTTCAAATGCTATTGTCAATTGTTTCAGTTGTGTGTAAGATAATTTGGATAGAGTTTTGAAGTATTTTTTTTGTGCCATAATTTGTGCCTTTTGTTTGCCTGTTTAACAATTGTACTTATTATTTTATTAGATTGAATTAACCTATAACAAAACTATGAGGTGTGCCGCCTTCTGCAAAGTTTCCAACATCTGCATCAAGTCTTTCCATTTCAGCAAAGCCTTGTTGTTTTAGTTGGTCACCGTTTAGAGTTGTTCCGCCCTGCGGTCCAGCAATAGTGTTGAATTTACCTCTTGCTTCACCCAGCATGGTTTTACATACTGCTAGTGTGTAGTCTCTGATCCACGGTTTAGAATAGATATCTTTTAACAAAGTAATATCTGGTCTAAAGTTGTCAGTATGCATTAATACTGTTTCGTTATCTGCTCTGGGTCTTTGTGTGATTGTCAATTGTTTTGTGGCCACATCAAAATGAAACTGAATAAAAGATCCAAACAGTTTGCCCACTAATTCTTGATAACTTGCAAAAGCATAATAGGTTGCAAGACCACCTGTGGCACCTGCTCTAAGCAGGTATGTGTTGGTATAAGCCAGATTAAATGGTTCAAACAAAGTTCCACCTTCACCGCCTTCTGTTCTAGATCCCACAGTTCTTCTAAACAATTTTCTTACGTTGATAATTTCATCAGGTAAAATGTATTTGTTTTGATTTTCTGTTAGAGTCAAAAAAGCATAAGATTCCTCCACAGCATTTGATGATTTTTGTCTGTATCTGTTTATTGCTCTTTCTAGTGCAGTTTCATAGTGTTTAGGATCAAGTTCAACCTCAATCATACCTTCGCCTAGGTTGTTTTTGACATAGTCAAACACTTCTTGTTGCATGGTTTGTAGTTCTGACATAGTGATATTTATTGCCTTTAGCCTAACAATAAATATGTGTAATGCCTAGACTATCAATTTTTAAGCCTGAAAAGGGGAATGACTACAAGTTTTTTGATCGAAACATCAAAGAGATGTTCACTGTTGGGGGTACGGATTTACACCTACACAAATACCTAGGACCGCACAAACAGGGTGATACAAACAAAGACGGTGAGGCATCACCTACTCAACCCAATTATGCACCTAGTGAAATCAATGAAAGAACCATACAAGATCTTTTATTTTTAGAAAACAGAGACAGAAAATATGCTGATGACATTTACTCAATCAGAGGCATTTACAATGTGCAAGATATTGACTTTAATTTAAGCCAGTTTGGAATGTTTTTACAAAACGATACGCTATTTTTGACTGTGCATTTGAATGATTGTGTGGAAAGAATAGGCAGAAAAATTATGTCAGGTGATGTTATAGAATTTCCGCATATGAAAGATGATTTCAGTTTGGACGCTAGTATTCCAATTGCACTTAAAAGATATTACGTTGTAGAAGATGTTAATAGAGCCGCAGAAGGATTTTCACAAACTTGGTGGCCGCATTTGTTAAGGGTAAAACTTAAAACTTTAGTAGACTCTCAAGAATTCAGAGATGTTATCGGAGATGCAGATTCAACTGGATCATTAGCAAGTTACATGAGTACATTCAACAAAGAAAAAGAAATAAATGATCAAGTTGTTGCACAGGCAGAAGCAGACGCTCCAAAATCTGGATTCAATTATAAACAATACTATGTGGCTCCAATTGATGAAAGAGGAAACATAAGAACAGAAAACGTTAATACAGAAGAACAACGTGCAAGTTCAGATAGAACTGTTAATGCAGTTTTAGATACTCCTGCTTCTAGTCACTATGGATTTTATTTGGACGGAGATGGAGTTGCACCAAATGGTTATCCTGCAGGTTTTGGCACAAGTTTTCCTAACAGCAACGTTGACAAGGGTGACTATTTCTTGAGAACAGACTTCTTACCTAACAGATTATTTAGATATGATGGTTTACGTTGGGTAAAAATAGAAGATAATGTAAGAATTACTAAGACTAACACTGATAGCCGTGCTAATTACAAAACAAAATTTGTTAATCAATCAGGCACTACAACTATTAACGGTTTAACTGTAGAACAAAGACAAGCATTAACAGATGCATTGAAACCAAAGGCTGACAATTAATGCTACATTTTTACGAAGGACAGATTAGAAAATTCCTTACACAATTTATAAGAATTTTAAGTAATTTTTCTGTTGAAACTGGCAAAGATGCTTCTAACAATATAAAATTAAGAGCCATCCCTGTGATGTACGGAGATCTCACAAGGCAAGTTGCAAACATCATTAGAAACAATTCAGAAAATGCCTTGCAGTATGCTCCAAGAATGAGTGCTTACGTAACATCTCTAGATTATGACAGAGAAAGAATGCAAAATCCGTATCATATTGAAAAACAACATTTAAAAGAAAGACAGTATGATGAAGCAACTGGTGAATACACAGATAAACTAGGTGCAGGTTATACAGTTGAAAAAGTAATGCCATCTCCGTTTAGATTAAATGTTGCTTGTGATATTTTTACATCAAATACAGATCAAAAACTACAAATCTTAGAACAAATTTTGTATCTTTTCAATCCAGATTTTGAAATACAAAAATCAGACAACTATATTGACTGGACCAGTCTAAGTTATGTGGAACTAACAGATATAACATTTAGTTCAAGAACAATACCAGTTGGTGCTGATACCGAAATTGACGTTGCCAGTATTAAATTTAGCATGCCAATATGGTTAAGTCCTCCAGTGAAAATTTCAAAACTTGGTGTTGTACAAAAAATTATCATGAGCATTTATGACGATGACGGTGGTATTGCAAAAGGATTAATAGATGGAGATTTAATATCTAGAAGTTATATTACACCTAATAATTTTAATTTACTTTTGACAGGAAATCAATTGAGGCTTATTGGTTCAACAGGTACAAATGTAAAAAGCGGTGGTGACGGATTTTATACAGGTGCTAAAGAACCAAGCACATTTGATCCATTAGAACCTTTTGGTCCTCCAGTAAATTGGAATGTATTGCTGAATCAATATGGCAAAATTACAAATGGAACAAGTCAAATAAAACTTACACAAGAAGGTGGAAACGAAATAGTTGGAACCATTTCTACGACACCTTTAGATGAAACAATTTTGCTGTTTAATATAGATACAGACACTATTCCTGCAAACACTCTCACAAATATATTGAAAGTAATCAATCCTTTAACTTTTAATCCAACCAGTCCAAGCAACGGGGATAGGTATCTTATTACTGATGACATAGGAGATTCAACAAACACATTTGACGCCAGTGCTTGGGGCAATCTAAGAGCAAGTGTTAATGATATTATCCAGTATAATAGTAGCACAGGCAAATG